AACCAGATACCAATAAACGAGAAATATTATCGCAACATGCAGGTCTACCTGTATTAGAAGGCGAGAAGTATGCATTTAATTTATGGTTCAGAGAAAATAGATTTGGAGAAATCAAATGAGTGATATAATTTTAACCGTCATAGAAGACCATACAGTTTATGTTAAAAGAGAAAAACATATCGATGGCGGATACTTGACAGAGTGTGGAATAACAGAAGAAGAAGTTTTAGAGTACATTGAGTCAGATGGCTTAGATGAAGACGAAGAACTACTTCAAGGTGAATACGATGGCCAACTTAAGAGTGAGGCTATCTTTGAAATAATAACTGAGGCAGAGACCATGGACAAGTATGAAGATTACTACTCCGAGAGAAAGGGTAATGTCGAGTATCATTTCGAAATGGGTGGCTTAAATGATAAGTAGAAAAGAGTTTACGGAACAAGTAGAAAGATTACTTGTAGGTAATAAGACGGACATAATGAGTGCAATACTTAGAGTGTGCGAGAATAATAATGTAGAACCCGAAGGTGCGAAACGATTACTTTCTATTCCGTTAAAGGAGAAGTTGACTGCTGAGGCAGAGAAACTAAAACTGATTAACAGAGAGAAGGCAAGTCGTGGTTCACTTGAAAGTTTTATATCAACATAAAGGAAAATATGAATATAATGAAACATTTCATTGATACAATGAAAACGGTGTTGGTCGAAAGAGCAACAGATTTTGACGGCAGAAGTGACAGACCAGAGTACTGGTATTTCACACTATACGCATGTATAGTAGTAGGACTACTGGCGTTAGCAGATAACTTTGTACTAGGATTTACATTCTTTAGTATGTTAGAACCATTTAGTGGAAACAACGACAGTGGAGTGTTAGTAGCATTATTTACACTTGCGACTGTAGTTCAAAGTATATCAGTAACAGCAAGAAGACTACACGACAGAGGTCGTAGTGGTTGGTGGCAGTTAATGTTAATAGTACCAGGATTAAACTTTATAGTTTTCTATTGGTTAGTAAGAGATGCAAAGGACACACCTGAAGCATTAACATATGAGAACCCATTTGGGTTCCGTTATTAAGGAGAAAAATATGAAAGTAGGAAATTTAGTAAGTGTAGTTACCACGAGTGGTGAGTACATTGGTAAATACGCTGAGTCAGAAACAGGACTCAGATTAGAGAACCCACGCATGATAGTGCAAGCGCCTAACGGTGGCATGGGCTTTGCGAAAGGGGTTGCAGTAACAGGTAAAGTGGATCCTGAATACATGCAGATTGATAGTTATGTTTTTGTTTGTGATACAAACGATGATGTAAAAGAAGCTTATATGACCGCATTTTCGGGTATACAAGTACCTAAGAAGAAAAAGATTATAATGAGTAAGTAATGTCGAGTCGTGAAGGATTTGATAGTTATCAGTTATACTTAGGAATTAAATTACATTTTAATTCGGCATCGTATGACTTCATCAAATACAATGGTAAGGTCAAGGCAGACTTACCATCCTTCATGAAACGAAAAGACAAGTATCACTTTGCCAAACTGGCAAGAACATATAAGAGTGAACTACTTGATTTCTATGTTGCCAACCTATCGTTGAAAGATGCATGGGTTGGTGATTTACTAGAAAATGAATCTAAGAAACTCTACTTAGATTGGAAGAAAAGACAACAGAGATTATCTTATCAGTTTGAACAAGACATGATGTATCTACTAAAGAAGAAAACGATACAAGAGGTATTGACTGTAACAAACGGACAACACCCCTATCTACTCAAACAGTTCCTTGGTAAGAACATATCACTAGAGACAATGTGTATACTAGATGATGTAACTGAATTCAGTAAGAAATGGAATAATCTAATATCAGAAACACTGATATATCCAGATACAATAAACAAGATTGACAAGTATAAGTCATTCATGAATTATAACATTAACACCTATAAACAAAAACTCATAAAAATATGCAAGACAACTTAGATATGTTATACTTAGTAGGCAATGGTCCGTCAAGAAAGAATATAGACCTCAAGACTTTTTCAGAGTGGTGGGGAATGAATATGATATACAGAACCCATACTCCAGATATGACATTCATACATGATGTCTCACCTCAGAATGAGATGATTAAAGAAGAGTACTATAAGAGAGGTAAGGTGTGTGTTGCAGAGTGGGAAGAACTCCCTATAGAAATGTGGGACATGATGAGACTAGGATTGCCAGGAGAGTTAGTCGAAACTCGCCTTCCGGACGATGATGCATTCGTGATGCAAGGGGAAGATTATCACGGCGATAACATGAGATGTTATATGATTGGATATAATCGGGCCTATGGGAATAACATAGTTATATATAAGAATGAACTCCTCAAGAATCTATATTGTGGAATGTATGCATTAGGATATGCAGTACACCACGGATACAAAAACATATGTCTAGTGGGTTATGATTCACTACAGTTTAATGAATCTGGCAATGTGTATAGTCGAAAAGACCATCACACATATGCCGATGAGCATAGAGGTACAGGTGTACTAGATATGCAACAATCTCAATTTGTGAGCCTTATAGGACACATAAATAAAGAGTATCCTGAAATTAAGGTTTATTTTAAAAACCCCATTGAAGGATTTGACTTAATCGTGTATAATGAATTATTATCTCGATTTAAAGTCGAAGATAAATGGATTCTAGGTCAAGGCCTAGAGTCTAAAATATAATGCGATATGAATACAATAGGAGAATACAATGTCAACATCGTTAGATAAGCTCAGACAGGCTATGGAGTCTGCATCACCAGCACAAGGTGATAAAAAAACCTACGGAGACGATACTTTCTGGAAACCCGAACTCGATAAGAGTGGTAACGGTTATGCAGTAGTTCGTTTCTTACCAACTCCACAAGGAGATGAGATGCCATGGGTATCTTACTTCGACCATGGTTTCCAAGGTCCAGGTGGTTGGTATATCGAAAAGTCTTTGACTACCATTGGTAAAAAAGACCCTGTAAGTGAATACAACACATCGTTGTGGAACACAGGAATTGAAGCCAACAAAGAAATGGCTAGAAAACAGAAGCGAAGGCTTCACTATGTTTCTAACATCTTTGTAGTTTCAGACCCCAAGAATCCTGATAATGAAGGGAAGGTATTTCAGTACCGATATGGTAAGAAGATTTTTGAAATGTTGAAAGAGGCTATCTCTCCAGCATTTGAAGATGAGTCTGCTATTAATCCTTTTGACTTAAGAGGCGAAGGTGCAAACTTTAAGATTAAGATTAGAAAAGTAGACGGCTACTGGAACTATGACAAATCTGAGTTCGATGCATCAGCGAATCTATTTGAAGATGAGGCGAGATTAGAAAACATCGCTATGTCTACAAAGAGTCTTTCGGAGATTATATCACCTAGTAAGTTTAAGTCCTATGAAGAACTTAAAGAGAAACTCGATAGAGTTCTTGGTCTTGCAGGTGCTGTAGCAAATTCTACTGCTGAATCAATTGCAGACGACATGGAAGAAGTGCCATGGTCTGGAGTTAATACTGAAACAGTAGCAGAAGAACCTGTAATCTCATCAGTAGAATCTACATCCGAAGGAGATGAAGATGATGCGATGGATTACTTTAAGAAGTTAGCTGATAGCTAATTTTCTTAGTAGGGTGTAGTTGTAATATATTATGTGTTTTTTGAATGCAACTACAAACTTCGGCCGTGGATATGGGGGCATCGAAGTAGGGGAAAGGTTATCAGCAAAAGCGGGATAATCGGTACAGAGCGGGTTGCTGTAAGCGTTGGGGCGACTGTACACTTTTTAAGAGAAATATAATATGCCAAATGTAACACCAAAATTAAATCCTAAAACGAGACAAACGGAATCGTTTGATAGTCTGTTGCGGAGATTTAAACGTGCATGTGATAAGGCAGAGATAGTACCAGAGGTAAGACAACGACAGTACTATGAGAAACCAAACGATACTAAGAATCAAAAGAATCAAGATTTAAAGAGACAGAAGAAGTTAAACGCTAAAAGAGCTCTACAGAACCCAATAAGAAAAAGAAGATAATGAAACAATGGCATGGTGGCAAAGGTTCCGAAAGAAGGAACGCAAACGATAAAGCCTATGCTGACGGATGGGAACTTGCATTCGGCAAAAAGAAACCAGAAGTCAAAGCTCGTAAAGAGACACCCTCACACGCATCTACTCAGATGCATTCAGATAAAACGAAAGTTATTCCTAGAAAAGAAAAGTATAAAGATTAGCCAATAGCGGCAGTAGAGTAACCGAAGTTGTTATCTTGCCCACCATCTGGCACAATTTGAATTGATTCACTAGATGATGAGTTGTTGACATTAGAAACATTAGTTGTTACAGAACCACCACCACTTGATGCGACCTTAAGGTCAGATGTTTCACTTTGAAGATTCGACATAGTATCTCCAGAATTAGCCGCTTCGGCATTCGTAGCTAAACTATCAATCATTGCTTGAGGGTCTTCAATGCCTTGCATGTCAGCTGCAATATTTGTAGCTACTTCGTCACCCTTTTTACTACCCCATAGACCACCAATAAGACTACCAACAATTCCACCGATTAGTGTGCCGACTACAGGTATAACAGAACCAATGGCTGCACCGGCAGCTCCACCAGCCAAGGCGCCACCAAAACCACCTGCACCTTTACCAACTGAACCAGTCATATTAGCTCTGTTGGCTTTAACTGCCATTTCGTATTCTTCTTTAGTCATTGGTCTTAAGTTACCGTCTTCGCCTTCTATGACATTGGCCTTCTTCTCGAAAGCATCTGTTATGAGGTCCATCTTCTTGTCTTGTTGATACGCATCCATACCACTTTCGGCAACGGCACCTAGACCTGGTATTCTCTTAAGTAATTGACCACCAATCTTGCCGGGAGTTAATTTTGGTTTTGCGTTTGGTTTTTTATCTGGTGTTTCGCTTGTAAGGGGCTTTGTGGTTTTTGCTGTGCTGGTTACCTTTGCAGGTCCAATCAGTTTAGGGAATAATTTATGTAGACCATTTCTAAGACCTCGAAAGATTGATGTTACTTTGTCAGTCATCAATGTAGCCGCTCTGGCCAAGGCAGCAACAGCGCCATCTTCGATTGCTTTCCATGTTAAGGCAAGTGCAGCCCCAACAGCAATAAAGGGTGCCAACATGATTAGGCCCCTTAACATTGCATTCTTTATCATTAGTCCTTTTTCAAATGCAGATTTCTTTAGTGTTTGTACTTTCTCAAATAGTTTTTGTTTACCATATTGTGCTTTCTCAAAGACATATTTCTTAGCATTATCCTTTCTCTCTATCAATGAGTTTTTCATTCCGATTGCCGAGTTTTTCGCAAAAGACACTTTCGCCCTTAACTCAGCCTTGTTGTTTGCGACACTTCTTTTACTCCAGAAACGATTATCACTTTTCTTTTGAAGGGCAGTTTGAGCACCTGTGCGTTCCTTTTGCGCTTTAAAAACCTTTCGCTGAGCTGCTACTTGTTCGTCCAAGATATCTGATTTTTGTTTTTGCAATTCTGCACTATGCTGAAATGTAGAATCGCCAAGACTTTGAGCGTCACCACCATTAATAATCGCATCAGTAATTTCACCCATTGAAATCGGATGAAGTTTTACCCATATCGCTTCTATGTTTGCCCTCTTATCATCGGCAGTTTTCTGTTCTGCTTTGGCGGCATCGACAGCTTCGTCATATTTGGAATCCAGGACTAAATCCTTTCTGCCCTCGATTATAGGCATAAGTTTTTTAAACCCATCCATTAATACTCCTGGTAACTTTCTCATTCTTATGAGACCAGCGCCCAACATTTGGACAGTACCAATCATTACATTGAATACGGCCTGAGCTTTGAATAGACCTGTTTTAAAAGCATTTATAACTGGACCTAAGGAACCAACACCATTTGTCAGTTCTTTCATACCAGAATTAAATCTTTCAGCACCTTGTTCTAAACCCACATCAAACTTGTTAAAGTTTATCAAGGCACCTTGAGTCTTTCTTAATTTATCAAAGGGTTCGATGAAAGTATCAAAAGCTCTTCTAAGACCACTACCCTGTTTCTTGGTCTCTGCTGTCTCATCTTTTTTCTCATCATCTATGGACTTTTGAACTCCTTGTAGACTACCTCCGCCGGAAACATCTTTGAGAAGAGAGTCAGATATCTTCTTGAGACCACCCTTAGATTCTATTTGGCCCTTGAACGTGTTTACATCGGTGTTTCTTTGAAAGATACTAGTTTCTTCTTGATGAACGAGTGCTTCCCTTAAGGTTATAGCTTGACCTTTTAAATGGGTTTCTGTACCTGCATGTGGGTTGGGTAATCTTGCACTCATATAACTATTTATCCTTTCTTTACTTGCCGAACGCTTTTCCTGCTTCAGATATTCCAAATGCACCCAATGTCACAACTACAAACGATGTGTAGATTGTTTCAGATACTTTTAAGTCCATATCCCATGCAAGAGCAGTAACTAAATCAGTGAGGCCGAATACGACCATTAAGAAGAACGATACGAATCCTATGATTGCTTTTTCATTGACATCATTATCATCTAAGAATAATCCACCGAATGTTCTCTTAGGTGGTTCAAGTCCATTTCTCGCTTTGATAGCATCGTCTTTCATCTCCTTGATGACATCTTCCTGTGCATCAAGCTTCTCGATGAGAGCCATATACTTATCTAAATCAATCTCGACTTCATTCTTACTAGTGTCTTTACTTTCGTCACTCATAACTATCTCCTATTTGCTTGCGCCTTCTGGCGTTCTTTTTCTTCTTCAAGATGTTGCATTAACATCTTAATGTATATCTCCCTTTCCCATGGTATCATTGTTTCTAACTCCGACAATGAATACTTATGGTGTTGCATCATCTGAAAGTTAGTTGTATAATAATTAACTAGACTCTCATGCGAAAGGGCCATTAAAAAAAATTATTAATTCCCTCTAACAATAAAGAACTCTTCTCCTTACATATAGGACATGAGTACTCTACTCGTTTTTGTAATGTTGGTACAGAATCAAAGTATGCAGAGATTTTTTCAAATTGTGCTACTGTTAAACTTTCGATAAACTCATTAATCTCTGTATCTCTATACTCAGATAACTCGAATACATTCTCATCATCATACAGTCTAACCATACAACCTCTTAGAATGGGTAAAATAGATTCTTGTTCATTTTTATCCTCTATAGACATTATTAGTTTAGTTAAAGGTGGTGCAAGTTCAACAACTAAATTATCGTTTAGTTCTATCTTGTTATCTTCCATACCAGATGTATCTACTGTAATTGTAGACAAGTCAATTTCAACATTAACCATGCCATTACAATCTTCATCTGTTTGACAAATCAAAGGAAGAGTAACACTCTCACCAATTGATTTTGCTCTTATCTGTAAAAACAGATATTCTAAATCAGCAATGGGTAGTTTGTTTGCATCTACTTTGCCATCTGTAACTGATTTAATTAAGTCTAATATACCACTAAAAATATCAGTGCTGTCTTGACTCTCTTTTGCCTGTAAAAGAAAAGCTTGTTCTTTGACAAGGAAAGGTCTATACTTGACCTTTGTTTTGCTGACTGGTAATTCGCATGTATACGAGGGTGCAGTCTGTATTGGTAAACCCATAATGTAGTTCTCCTAACTTATTATATATTATCCAAAAATACCAGCTAATCGAGCCAGTCTATCTTGAAATCGTTGTGTAGTATCGTTCGCTGAGTTTCCACCTTTTCTAAGGTTTCTAACACCGTTAATGATATCTAATAATCTTCT